CTCCGTGCGAGATCTCCTGGCTGCCGTCTGCCAGATAACCCGGCAGGAGTTGCCCCTCCTGCCAGATAGCAGTGATAGTCGCCGGCGCCCCGCCCGAGGGCGTGTGCGTCAGCGTCCGCCCGTGGATGAGCGCGAGAGTATCCCACGCGGCGCCCCGGGCCATGTCCTCGAACATCGTCAAGGCACGTCCCTCAAACGCCCCGGGGCCCGTCCGCGCGATCGCGGCCGGGCCCCCGCGGGCGGCGCCGCTTAGGCGTCAACCTTCATCAGGAAGCCGAAATACTCGTCGAACACCTTCTCCACGCCGAACTGGTTCGCGCGGATGATGTCCGACTTCGTCTGGTCCTCGCGGTACACGTCGATGGTGGCGTTCTCGGGCGTGACGGGCGTCCAGAGGATCGTCCTGCCGAGGCCGGCGTTAGCCTTTGTCGCGCCGGTCTGCATCTTGAAGACCAGGGCGTAATCATCCGACCAGATGTCGGAGCCGGAGAAGACCTGGCCCTCGGCGGCGCTGTCGTAAACCGCCTTGCCGACGAGGAGGTTTTTGATCCCGAGGATCGCGCCGACGTTCGCGCGGAACATTTCGTCGGTGATGACCGTGGCCCCGGGGAACTTGGCCTTGATGTCCGTGTTCAAGAGTAGGTTATTGAACGTCACCGGGCCGATGAGCATCGAGTCGGGCTCGACGCCGGTATTGGCCCTGACGGAATTCCGGGCCGAGGCGACGTGGGCGAGGACCGCGGAGGCCGCCGCGTCCCAGGGGGCCGCCGACCAGTCGTGATAGAGGCCCGAGCCCGTCCACGTGGACGTGTTGAAGAGGAGCGTCGCCGCGCGGATCTCCTGCTCGATGTAGAGCTTCTTGACGAGTGTCTGCGTGCTTTCGATCTCCGCGTCGAAATCGTTGGCGTAGTTCTCGCGGTCGGTGTCCGTCAGCTGGATCTCGAGGCCCCAGTCGGCGCAGGCAAACGCCAGGTCGGCCGTCTCGAGGTTGACGCGGTTAAATGCCGCGCCGTTGGCGTGCTTCGCGTCCGCGCGCTTGAGGTTCGTCCGCTTGACGACCGATATCGTCGACGCCTTTTTCGTCGCGGGGAAAATCGGCAGGGCCTGCGTCGCGACGAAGCCCTCGTTGGCCGGGTTGAACTCGTGGAACGCCACCCCGAGGTCCTCGCGGGGGACTGCATAAGTCGGCTGCTTGATAGGCATGTCCTTCTCCTAAAGTCATTGTCCATCTCCGTCCGAGGGGGAGAACATGCCGAGAACCACAGGCCCGGCGGGCAGGCGTCTCGGAGCGCTTTTTGGGAGCGACCCTATCCCGCCGGGTTTTATTGCGTCAGGCCAGGGGCACGCAGAGGAGCACTACCTCCACGACCGCGGCGCCCGAAAACGTCGCCGTGACCGCGGCGCCCTTGGCAATAGTCTGGTACTCCACGATGCTGTTGAACTTCACTTCCGCGTCGTCCGTCGCGCCCTTTGCCGTCGCCCCGGTAAATGCGGTCCCGGCGTTATTCAAGGTGACGTTTACCGCGTTGGTATCGCGCGCGAACATCCACGCATCAATGATCGCGGCTTTCCTCGGGAACGAGGCCGAGAGAACTTCGTCCTCGGCGCCGGCGGCCGTCAGCGTGGCCCGCACGATGAAGGGCACGCACGCCGGCGTCGCATCTTCGTTCGGGGTATTCGCGGGACTGGGCGCAATCGCCGCCGGGTCCCAGGATACGATCTCGATGACGTCGCCGTCCGCCGTGGCGGCCTGGAGGGCCGTCGCGATGCGGTTGCCGGAGGCGGTGTCCGCGACCTTGCCGTCGTCGGCGGCATAGAGCGCCGCCGCGGCCGCGAGGACCTCCGACGCCGTAGCCTTGAACGTCCGGCCGGATTTCTTCAAGCCGACCGCCACGTGGTCGTTAATCGCGGCGGCCTCGAGCGTCCAGCCGATGAAGTTCGAGGAATCGAGTTTGTCGGCATACTCGACGTGGGTCGACGTGCCGGCTGTGAACCTGACGCGGCGGAAGGCCGCGAGGGCCTCCGTCGCAATGTAGGCCTTTATCCCGCCTTCATTCTGCGCTGTCATAAACCTTTCTCCTTTCAATGCGCCCGGTCCAGGGGCTTAGGCCACCGGTACGCAGAGGAGACAGATCTCGACCGAAGCCGCCGCGGAGAACGTGGCGTTGATCGCCGCGCCGGCCGCGATCCCGGTGTTGGCGTGGATGTTGTTGAACGCCACCTGGGCGTCGTCCGTGGCGCCCTTGGCCGTGGCGGCCGTGAACGCCGCGGCGACGTTCTTCAATGTAACGTTGGCGGCGTTGGTGTCCCGCGCGAACATCCAGGCGCGGATCACTACGCACTTCTGCGGGCAGGCGCTCGTGACGACCTCGTCCTCGGCGCCACCCGCGGTGCACGTCGCCCGGATCAGAAAGGGTATCGAGGAGCCGACGGCGTCCTCGACTATCACCGACGCGGGGCCCGGGCCGGCTATTGATCCCTCGTCAAGGAAGGCCTCGACGACGTCGCCGTCCGCCCCGGCGGCCTCGAGCGCCGTGCCTATGACGTTTCCGGAGGAAGAATCCGATACCTTGCCGTCGGCCGCGGCGTAGAGCGTCGCGAGGACGGCGAACGAATCCGCAGCCGTGACCTTGTAGGTCCGGCCTCGGCCCTTCAACGCCACGGGCACCGCGGTCGTGATGGCCGCGGCCTGCTGCGTGACGCCGACGTAGGCGTTCGAGTCGGCCTGGTCGGCGTACTCGACCGCCACGCCCGACCCGGCGGTGAGCTTCACCCTCCGGAAGACGGCCAAGGCCTCCGTCGCCGTGAACGTCTTTACGACTGTTTCAGTCTGCTGGCTCATAAGTCACTCCTCTATCACAAAGCCTTCGTGTCCGATGCCGTTGCAGCCGCCGATGCGGGCGCTGTACTATTTTCTTAGCGAGGCGAGGTACGCAGCGTGGAGCTCGGGCTCCTGGCGCGCGACCATCTTCATAGCCTCGGAGAGGAGGATCTTCTTCTCCGCGGCGATCTCTTTCGCCCGGGCCATGAAGTCCGGCTTGCCGCCGCCTTCGGTCCCGCCGGCTACCGGCGCGGCGCCCGCGGCGAGGACCTTCACCCTCGCCTCGAGGGCGGCGTTGGCCGTCTCGAGCCCAGCCTTCGCGGCCGTGAGCGTCTCGACCAGGGCCATGAGCTTCGTCCCGGCCTCCTGGCCGGTGGCGAGCTGCTTCGTGAAGTCGGCCACGCCGGCCTTCAAGTCCGCGTTCTCCTTTTCGAGCCCCGCGATCCTGGCCGTCAGTTCCGCCTGGGCCTCGGCCGTGGCCGTTTTCGTTTCCGCTCCCATAACGTCTCCTTTCGCTTCGGTGCCGGTATCCGTTGTCATGGCCTCGGCGGCCGCGCCCGTCGCGACCTCGTCGATAAGCCCAAGTCCCTTTGCTTCGGCGGCGAGCCACGTCTGGCCCGTCGCGAGATCTGCCGCTGCCGCTTTCGTCATCCGCCTGCCCGACGCGACGGCGTTTATAAAGTGGTCCGCAAGCCCGTCGATGATCATCTGCAGCGCCGCGAGGTGGGACTTCGTGATCTCGGCTCCCATCACGCCGACGCCCTTGTGCTCGCCGGAGCGGATGATATTGACCTTCGCGCCGAGCTCATCGGCGTACTTAGACCAATCGACCGCGACGGCGTACACGCCGATCGACCCGATCTGCGCGTTCTCGTTGGCGCTGATATGGCCCGCCTGCGAGGCGAGCCAGTAGGCCCCGGACGCGCAGAGGTCCTGGACGACGGCGGTCACGGGCTTTGAGGCGCGGGCCTGCCGGATCGCCGCCGCAGTCTCCTCGCCCCCGGCGACGGTGCCCCCCGGTGAATCCACTCGCAGCTCGATTGCCGTCACGTCCGGCCTCGCCACCGCCTCCGCCAGGGCGCTTCTGATCTCGTCGTACCCCGTCTGCGCGATGCCGAAGAAATCAAGCCACATCTCCCGCGATTTGAGGAGGATGCCCGTCACCGGGATCCGCGCGACGCCGTCCGAGACTTCGAGCGCACTCTTGCCCGCGGGACCTCCGCCGCCCTTTTTGCCGGCGCGGATATCCGAGAGGTCGGCCGCGAGCGCCTCGAAGCGCCCCGGCTCGAGCGCCCATATTGATGCGAGGAGGGAATTGACGGCCGGCAGAAATTCGTCGATCATTTTTCCCTGTCCTTTGCCGGCGTATCGGCTGCCGGCGCTTCGTCCGGCGCCGCCGCCTTCGGCGCAGTGCCGGGCAGCGTGACGCCCGCGAAGAGCTGCCACGGCACGGCCTCGCCGGTGTCTTTCAGGATCTTCTGCGCGCGGTCGATCGCATCCCGGATTTCCTTTTCGCGTTGCGCCACGACGTCGTCGCGGTCGGCGTTTCTCGATTTGCAGACGCCGCTGTGGGTGATGACGCAGCGGTCCATCTCGTCGCCGTACGCCTGGATCTCCTTCAATTGATCGATCCAGGGGAAGGTCGGTTTTATCCAGTCGAGCTCAGTCTCGACGTCGAATTCCTTCGGGGGCTCAGGGATGGTCCCCGCCGCCCGCCATACCTCGAGCTGCCACTCGAAGACCGGCCGCAGAAAGAATTCCTCGATCAGAAGTTGCCAGCCCAAAAACATCTGGAAGGCCTGCTCCAGGACTGCCCGCGATTGCGAGTAATTCGTCTGCGTCCAGTCGAGGAGGATCACCTCAAGGGGCAGGCCCAGGGGCAACCCCAGGAGCCGGAGGAAGATTCGCACTTCTTCGTTGAAACTCGCGCCGGGGATATTTCTCTCGACGCCCTTGATCTCGTCGCCGGGCTCGCCGTGAAAGAGGAGGGCGAAGTCATACTGCTCGATCCTCATGCCCACGTCGCCGGCTGCCGGCTGAGGCTTGCCGGGATCGTCGGCGCTCTCGTTAAACGCGAGCTCCGATCCCTTCTCGCGCGTGACCGACATCGCGATGCGCGCCAGAAGCTGCCGGGCGATCGCCTCCGAGTCGCAGATGTCGTTCAGGCGGTGCACCATCGGGAATGCGGCCTGGCTGGGCGGCGCGCCGCGCGTTGACGACGGGCGGTCGGGTTCGGTGATGAAGATCACGTTTTCCGGCTTCTCGGCCTCCGCCGCCTGCTTGATATTGCCGTACTTCGTGTAGGTACCGATCCTGAAACCGGTGGGCGTGCCGTTCGCGTCCTTGTCGATCCCGTCGCCGAGATAGCCTGGCCCGACGAGCTGCTCCGACTCCAGGAGCTGCAACTTTTTGCTCTTGAGCTTCAGTGCGAGCGTATCGCCGCAGGTCAATAGCTCGCGGCAGATCATCTTCTGGACGCCGCGGCCCGAGAGTATCCCGCGATTTTCGGGACGCCGCCAGAAACGCCGCCACTGCTTTTCGACGGCCTTATGCCAGTCGCCGCCGATGTCGTGGACCTGGAGTTGGAAGCCGCCGCCGATGATGTAGGACGTCGCGCGCTCGATCAATCCCTTGTAGATCGCATTGTCGCGCATGAATTCCCGGGACTGGTCAACGAGCTGCTTTCGGGAGACCTGGAGGTGGAGGTCGCCGGCGCCGCCCGATGCCGCGCGGCCCTCGCGGTTCGCCACGCGGGCCGAGCGAAAGCCGAGGGCGGTGTATGTCCCGAAGTCCCCCGAGACGATCGTCTTCTCGAATTGGCGCGACTGCGCTGTCCTCGTGGCTGGGCGGGGGATTGCGGCGTCAGTCATATCTCAAGGTCCCCCTCGTGAACGAGCACCGCCGCGTCGAGGACGTCCTCACCGCTGCGGCGATCCGCTCCTCGAGCTTTTCAAGCGATGCGAAATTCGTAGTGACCCCGGCCCCCCCCGTCATCGCGGGGCGGTTGGCGAGGATGTACCGGACGGCCTCGAGCGCGAGTTTGGCGGATGCGGCCGAATCCTCGTAGTTGAGGTTCGCGTTGAGCTGCGTCATCGCGTCCGAGAGGGTTGCGAGGGCCATTGGCTCTCCAAAAAAAAAGGCGCGGCCATCGAAGGAGGTACGAGGCTCCTCGACAGCCGCGCCCAAATCACATGCGTCAGATTACGCGGCGGAGTTCCCGCGCGCAATCGGTCATCTTACAGATCTGTAAACGTCACGCGGGCTCGCCGATGACCTTGAACGTGTGCCTGCAGACGGGCCGCTGGCACTTTCGCCACTGGACTTCGCCCTGCGTGGAGGTCGCGATCGTGTCCGGGGCCTGACAGCGCGGGCAGCGCACCGGGCTCTTGAAGACGTATCGCGGCTTTTCCTCAACGGGTTTCACTGCTTCGACCTTCCCCTTCGCCATGATCTCTCCCTTTCGTTAGTAGTGCGTGCGGATCCGCCCGCCTCCCTCATTGCCCGTTCCCCGGCTCTGTCGCGGCGGCCTCGCCGCGGCCGCCTCGCTTATCTTCATCCATTCGTCCGCATGCAACCAGTCGGCCGCCGCCCGCTGGTACACCTCGCAGTCCCAGTAGTGCGTCGGCGCGCCCGGCGACACCGGCACCCACGCGAGCTCCTGGCC